GGTTTCGGGAGGGGATCGATGTGTTCTATAGAGTAGGAAAAAATACAATGTCTCATACATTTTTTGCTTTTATAAACTCTTATAATATGTTTATAAGACTTAATAATGGACGAAAAATTACTAACTGCCGAGCAAAACAAAGCTCTTCAGCAAAAGGTTGTTAATAATATATTTGCGAAAATCCGCGATGGTAAAACTCCAACGCAAATGGAAATGTCCATGTTGGATAAATTTACAGCTTCGAATGAAAAGCGCTTAAATGGGACATACGCCAAAAATCAATCTGAGTTAGCAGACGCAATTGGGGTGGATCGCAAAACTATTCAAAGATGGAAGAAAGACCCTACCTTTCCTAAGTCTAAACCTGATGGTCGTTTTCTTGTTGCTGATGTCATTGAGTGGAAAGATGCAATGGGCAAGCAAGCTGGAGATTTAACAAGTAAGGAGTCAGCTCAAGTTAAGTCCATATTGTTACAAAATGAAAAGTTAGAAATTCAATTAGGTATTCTCAAAGGAGATTATACACCTAATGAGGATATTGATGCCTTTGTTTCTGAGATGGTTCAAAATGCTAAACGCGAGTTACTTGCCCTACCCGCTTCATTAGCACCTCAAGTTGTCGGTCAGTCGATAGCTAATGCAGAAAAGATTATAAAGCAGTCCATAGCAGATGCGTTAAAAGCATTGCATGAGCAAAAATGGCATGATGGGAAAGCATAGCTCTCATTTTAATTTTGATGAAAGTAGGGTCGATATTGCGACAGAGGGTCAATGTGTTCACTTCGATTATTCTGAGGTTGATGCGGTTGATGAAGAGCCATGTATTGACCCAACTCATGTTGAGAATTTAGCAGATACTCTCAGGGAGATATTAACTTGGCTTACTATGGGCGATATTCAAAATCCTGCATATGGTCAGACTGTAATGCGTAAAACCATAGCTATGTGTTGGGTAATGCGTCCTGAATTATTTCAAGGTAAAGCTTTATCAGAAATAGCTAAAGCAAGTGGCATCAAAGTTTATAAGCAAAGTTTGAGCAAACAAGCGATTAAGTTTTCGCAGAAATTTGGAATTAAAGGCAGAGGACAAAGAAAAAAATATGAAGATAAATCAAAAGAAGATAATCGATCTATTACCAGCTGAATATAATCCTAGAGAGCTTACAAAAAAGCAATATGAGGATTTAAAGAAAAGCTTATTAGAGTTTGGTGTAGTTGAGCCAATTCTAATAAATACTAATGAGAAAAGAAAAAATGTAGTTATAGGTGGTCACCAAAGGTTAAAGATATGGCATGAGTTAGGTAATGATACTATTCCATGCCATGGCATTAATCTTACTTTAGAGAAAGAAAAAGAATTAAATGTCAGGCTCAATAAAAATGGTGGTCAATGGGATTGGGATTTGTTGGCAAATAATTTTGAAGCCTTAGATTTAGTTGATTGGGGTTTTGAGGAAGATGATGTTTTGCGTGAGCTGACTGATGAAGATGCCAAGGAAGAACCTGAAGTAGTATTTTCTGAGGTAATTAATGAATCAAATAATTATGTAGTTCTCTATTTTGATGATGATGTAGATTGGTTGCAGGCTCAGACTCATTTCCAGTTAGAATCTGTTAATGCAAAAAGAAGCAATGGCAAGCCTTGGAGTAAAGGCATTGGTAGAGTTTTAAGTGGTTCTCAATATTTGAAGAAAATTACAGGGTAATGGATTATTCAATCTATAGCCCAACTTATAAAAGAGCAGGTCTTTGTAGGACTCATCAATATTTAAAAAATGTCACCTATGTTGTAAGAGAAAGCGAGGAAGATGATTATAAGGGCGTGCATGACAGGATGTGGATTGTTCCTGATTCTGCCCAAGGCAATTTATCTAGAGTAAGAAATTATATCTTAGATAACTGCAATGATGATAATATCATATTATTAGATGATGATATAAAATCATTTGGAAGGTGGAATGGTGGCGAGCATGTAAAGTTAGATGAGCATGGTGTGTATAATATGATTCAAGAAGGTTGCCTACTGGCAAAGGAATTGGATGTAAAATTTTGGGGATTGAATTGCCTAGGTGATAAAGGCTCTTATCGCGAATATACACCATTTGGAACTAGGCAATATATTGGAGGACCATTTCAAGCACATCGCAATAATGACCTTAGGTATGATGAGGTAATCTACCTTAAGGAGGATTATGATATGACCCTGCAGGTTCTAAATAAATATAGAAGAAACCTGCGCTTGAATATGTATCACTATGATTGTGATCAAGCGACCTTAGCAGGTGGGTGTGCAGATTATAGAAATATGGAAAGAGAAATGGAGCATAATGAGATGCTTAAAAAAAAGTGGGGATCGAAGATTGTGAGATTCGACACAGGTGCTTCTCAGGTCAATAGGAAGCGACAAGTCAGCTATGACATCAACCCTATTATTAAAATACCAATTGGAGGTGTCTAGTGAGTGTTAAAAAAGATTTTAAAGTAACCAAAAAAAATGAAGGAGTATTTTTTGTAGATAAATATGTTAAGGGTGCCACTACCGCTCAAGAATTTTGGTGTCTATTAAGAAGTGATGCACACCATGATAATCCACATTCAGATAATAGAATGGAAAAAAGGCATCTCGATGAAGCAATCGAAAGAAATGCTTTTATTATAGATAATGGCGATGCGTTTTGTGCCATGCAAGGAAAGGGTGATCCAAGGGCTAGTAAAAATGATATTAAAAAAGAACATACAAAGGGTAGCTATCTTGATAGCTTGGTATCGACCTACGCGGATTTTCTTGAACCATATGCGCAGAATATTGCTATTATGGGAAAAGGTAACCATGAGTTATCTGTCTACAAGCATAGGGAAACTGACCTCACTCAAAGGTTGGTGTCTCTCCTCAATGGTAGAACAGGATCGCATATTAAATCAGGTCAAATCGCAAATTGGATTGGCTTCCGAGTTAGACATGGGGGCAAAAATGGAAGGTCTAAAGTTCTCGCCAAAACGCTATGGCTTTATCTTTTCCATGGGTCAGGTGGCGGAGGACCAGTCACGAAGGGTGTCATTGGTGCAAATCGTATGGGAGTTGTTTTGCCCGATGCTAATCTTGTCGCTACTGGTCATACCCATGATCATTGGTTTCTTCCTAATGCTAGGGCTCGCATTACCACTGATGGTACTGAATATATTGATGAGCAACTTCATATTAAGATTCCGACTTATAAAAATGAATATGGAGTTCATGATTCAGGGTTTCATATGGAAAAAGGGAGACCGCCCAAACCGCTTGGCGCGGTATGGCTTAAGTTTTCCCTCCAAGTACCAAAAGAATTAAGTTCATTTCACCTTAAGTGTGAAGCAAGTAGGGCAGAATAAATGTCATTTAGTGAAGATTTAAAAAGAGGTAAAGAAGCAGAAAACAGACTTATTGAATTAGGTAAAAAGCTTGGTTATCAGGCAGTGCCTATTGATGGTAAGTTTGCTGGCTATGATTTTTTTATAGCAGAAACAAAAAAAGCCTATGAGGTAAAATATGATCCAATGTCTCAAAAAACAGGTAATGTTGTAGTTGAGATTGAAATGTATGGTAGACCAAGTGGGCTAATGACTACTATAGCTGATTATTGGATATTTGATTTAGTTGATGTAATTTTAACCATACAGCCTCAAGATTTGATGTGTTGTATAATTCAGACACAACCACCATTGGCAGAATTTGTAGGACCAGGTGATAATTCACCAAAAAAAGCATATTTAATTAAAATAGAAGTTTTAAAAAGATTCGCCAATAAAATTACAAAAGCTGCTTAATGAATGTAGTTGAAAAGTCGGCTAGAAGAGGTTGGAAGCCACCTGATGATAGAACTCCTTGGGAGTGGGCTGAAGAAAATGTAAAGTTAGACCCTACATCTCCATATCAAGGTTATTGGAAGTCAGAAATATCACCTTGGGTAAGGGAGTTAATGGAATGCTTTGCTGATAATGAAATATCAGATATAAGTGTTATGTGTTCGGCTCAGTCTGCAAAAACGCAGTCTATGATATGTTTATTAATGTGGGCTATGTCAGAAGAGCCTGCTCCAACCATGTGGGTGACCAGCACGGGGGAAGAAGCGTCCTTTCTGATGAAAACTAGGTTAATCCCAACCATGAAGGCGTGTAAGCCCATAGTGGAGCAGTTAGGTGACCATAATTCTATAAATAGATTAGAGGTAAATTTAAAAGGGTCTTCATTAATTGTTGTCGGTAGTTCATCGCCATCTAGATTGCAGTCAAAGCCTGTGCGGTGGTTGTTCTTGGATGAGGTAAGAAATTACCCTGAAGGTGCGTTGGAGATGGTTCTTAAAAGAACTAGAGCGTATTGGAATGCAAGAAGGTGTATTGTTTCTACGCCTGATATGTATAATGATGCTACTCATCGAGCTTATATACAGGGTGACCAACGTGTGTATCATTTCCAGTGCCGTAAATGTGGTAAATGGTTTCCTATGTCATGGGATCGCATAAAATGGGATGAAAATGATCAAACAAAAAACAAGAACGGATACAATTTTGATGCTTTAAGTCAAACAATAAGATTTGAATGTGAGTGTGGGGAGGTTTATAAAGATCAACCAGCTGATCGTAGGCATTTTGTAGATAATGGTAAGTATGTAGCATTAAATCCCAATGCTCCTAGAAATAGAAGGTCTTACCATTGGAATGCATTGTTGCCACCTTGGGTTAAATGGAGAGATTTGGTTGAAGAGTTTCTAATTGCAAAAGATGCCACTAAGCATGGTGATGTTTCACCTCTAAAAGATTTTATTAATGAATCATTAGGTGAGCCGTGGGAAGATAAGTTAGGTGATTTTGAAGACTTTGGTCAGCTTAAGTCTAGAGCTGGCGATTATAAGCTTAATGAGCCGTGGGAAGAGGAAGAGGTTAGGTTCTTAGCTGCTGATAAACAGGCAAAAGGTGGAATGCATTATTGGTATGTAGTTCGTGCGTTTGCCAAGGAAGGTGCAAAATCAAGACTGATAGATTATGGCATGGCAGAAAGCGATGAAGAGTTACTTAAAGCTGCCGAAGATAATAATGTAATACCTGACAATTGTATGGTCGATTCAGGTTTCGATACCATGTCTGTTTATAAATTTTGCCAAGTTTATGGATGGAAGCCAATGAAGGGATCAGGGACAGGTGGATTTAGACATAGAAATAAAAAGACAGGCAGAATGTCTACTCAGTTATGGACATGGACAAAGGCAGAAGTCGGAATTGGTACAAGAGAGCATGGATTATATAAATCAATTAGGCTGTTTCTGTGGTCAAATGACGGACTAAAAGATATGTTTGCTGAGTTAATTCAGGGAATGATTGGTGAATGGACTATAGCAAAAGACTCTTCAAATGAATATGTGCGTCAAGTAACGGCAGAAAAAAGGGTTCAAATTACCGATATTAAAGGCAGAACTAAATATGAATGGGTGCCTGTTAGGAAAGATAATCATCTATTAGATTGTGAATTAATGATATTGGTCGCTTCATTAGCTAACAAGTTAATCAGTCAGGTAAGTATGGAGACTGACGAGCTTTAATGAGATGGTTATAAGAGGTCATTATGTAGGTTTACCTGTACAAGATTTAGAAACTGCAAGAACGCAGTTGTTAGAGGCGTTACAAAGTGCAAGAAAAGGCAACCGCTTTAGTGAAGTGGACATGGGTGGCAGGATGGGCAAAAAATCATTATTGTCTTATAATGAAATTGTACATGAATTGCAGGAAGTGCTGTATGCACTAAAAAAATTACAACCTGATATTTATGGAAAGGCAGTTAAGAGGTTAGTTCCGAATTTTAATAAGCCACATAATGAAATTAAGATTCCATATATTGTAATTGAAAATGTTGGTAAACTTACGGGTTATTTAATCAAAGACCAAAAGTTTAATTATAGTCATGAGCGGTCATTGTTAACAATGGAGCGTGGTTTTTATGGGGCAGTTGATGGAAGTGGTGAGATTGCAAAAAATGGCAATGGATTATGGGGATTATATGGAGTAGCAGGTTTTAGATATGATTATCAATTAGCATTATCATCTTCGCCACTCACCCAAAGTTCTGCGTGGGACAGAATAATTGTAAAGCTATGAAGATTTTTGATCGTATTTTTCCTAAGAAAGAAGAAAAAGTTACTGAAAAGGCGTATCATCCTACATATTGGGATGGCATTCAGCGTTCAAGGGAACGCAAAAATATACCATATACATTTAAGTCTGCACGAGTTAACCAAACATGGTCTAGGAAGGAAATGGCAAGTATCTCAAGATATTTGTATGATAATGACGGCATTGTTCATGGAGCTATTAATGATATGGCTAGGTATAGCCTTCCATTAACTCCGCAAGCAATTACTGATGATCCATATTGGAATTTAGAAGCAGAAGCTTATTTTAAAGAATGGTCACATAATGCAGATGTTGGTGGTCGATATGGATTTGATGAGTTACAGAAAATATGCTCTATAGCAATTGATAGAGATGGTGATTGTGGTGTTCTATTTGTTCGGTACAACGGGCTAAAATTACAAATAGTAGAATCTCATAGGGTTGGAAATTATTTAGAGGATGATAGTGGTTTTATTGATGGTGTAAAAACCAACAAATTTGGAATGCCTTTAGAGTATTTAGTGGCAGATGAATCAATATATGGAGAATTTTTCCCTCAAGCGGTTAAAGCAAAACGAGTGCCTGCAAATGCTATATCTTGGTTGCTAGACCCTGAAAGAGCAGAGCAACAAAGAGGATTACCAGCAATTAAGCACGCAATTAATCATATTCGGGATATTAAAGAAATTTTAGATTTTGAAAAAATTGGAGTTAAGAACCTTAGTACCATAGCTGCAGTATTAGAGTCAGAAACAGGTGAAGCAGACCCTGATGCATGGAATACTCATGATATTTCAGAAGATGCCACAAGATTAACTGTTAATGAAATACAAAGTGGTAGTATTCCTGTCTTAAAAAAAGGTGAAAAACTATCACCCTTTTCTTATAATAGACCATCGCCGACATTTCAGGGTTTTTTAGAATTTCTCATTAGGGAGTTTTCTGTGGGAATGGGCTTACCTTATGAGTTTTTGTGGCATCCTGCTGGTATTACTGGACCTGCACAAAGATTTATTATGGGGAAGGCTCAGAGAAGATTTAATGAGCGTCAAAGAACATTTTCGCCATTCATTAGAAAAGTTTGGACAATGGTTATAAGCGAAGCTTTGCAGAAAAAGAAGTTAGCCCCTGTTAAAGATTGGTATAAATGCAGAATCCAAGCGCCAAAAGAATTAACCATAGATGCAGGTAGAGAAGCAATGCAGGAGCGTGAAGATGTAACTGCAGGATTAATGACCATGCGTGAGCATTATGGAAAAAGGGGAATGGATTGGCAATCAGAGTGCCAACAAAGAGGTAAAGAATTAAAATACATCTTAGAGAAGGCTAAAGTTATAGCTGAAGAATTAGATGTGGAATTTAGTACAATTGTAAATTTAATGACAAAAGGCGAATTTATAGGATCGTCACAACAGGAGGAGAATGATGAGGGAGATAACTCAGATCAACCAAATGATGATTAATAGCCCGTGGTTAATAACCCAAGAAGGCTATCATGTAATTCAATCAGCATTAGAAAAATTAGATATTCATTTATTAGATGATGAGGTTTCTGCTAATGATGATGCAATAGATGTCCATGAAGGCATAGCTGTTGTTCCTATTCAAGGTACTATGATGAGGGGAGTATCCCCTATTATAGCCAAGTTTTTTGGAATGACCGATACGGCTTTAATTAAAGATAAAATTCAAATGTTAGGTGATGCAGATGATGTTAAGGGCATCATGTTGGATATAGATTCACCAGGCGGTGCTGTAACGGGTGTAGAAGAAGCTGCCCAAGCTGTCTATGAAGTTAGTAAGAAAAAGCCTGTTTATGCGTCCGTTGAGGGATTAATGGCTAGTGCAGCATATTGGGTCGGCTCGCAAGCAAATGCAGTTGTTGCGTCAAGCAGTTCTAAGGTCGGATCAATTGGCGTTTATTTGCCAATTATTGATAGTAGTGAGTCATATAAGTCTCAGGGTATTCATGTTGAATTAATAAAAAATAAAGAGGCTACCTATAAAGGTGCAGGATTTGATGGCACATCATTAACTGATGATCAGAAAGAATACATGCAAGAAATGGTTCAGGATATATTTACTGATTTTCAGCAAGGTGTATTAAGGCAAAGACCGCAAATAAAAAGCGATACAATGAGAGGGCAAGTCTACATGGGCAAGCGTGCGGTAGACAGGGGTCTTGCTGATGCTATTGGGTCATATGAAGATGCCATGTCTTTGTTAAATTTAGAAATTAACAATTCATAGGGAGACAAAATAACTATTACGATGGAACAGGCAAAAAACATAATTGAGGAGCATAAGGAAAAGCAAGGTGAGATAGATTCTCTTACTGATCTTTTAGAAGAATCTAATATTGCTATTACAAGTGCTATAAACGAAAACAAAGAACTTGCTGAAAAACTTTCAGAAAGTAATAGCAAGGTTAGTGAACTTGAAACTCAATTAGAGGAGCTTAGTTCTAAAAATGATTCTCTTGAGGAAGCAGTTGAAAAATTGACTCAAGAAGAATCCTCATTGGAGGTTAAGGTTATGGAAACTTGCAATGAGCTGGGAGTACAACCCGTTAGCTTAGGTGCAGTCGATACTGAAATTGATTATGTAGCTCAGTTCTCACAAATTTCTGACCCTGCGGAGAAAACCAAATTCTATCGCGCTCATAAAAATAAAATCCTCGGAGGTAATTAATAATGGCTAATTTCGGTAATATAACACAAGGCAATAGTGGAGACTTGCAAAGCAATGTCATTCTACAAGAGTCTCTTGACACTTTTAATTCTAACCTCGGGTTTTTAAGATCAATACATCGTGATTTTGGCGGTCAAGCCATGCGATTCAATCAGGAATTGATTACTCGCATATGGTCAGTTAGAGCAGCAGGTGATGTTGGGGATTTTGCTCAAGCAACTGGATATAATAATGGCGGTGAGGATAGTGATGGTAACCCAGTTGCGATCAAATTGGATCAGCATCCGTTCATTAAATTTCATCTTACCGATCTTGAAAGAGAGCAATCAGAAGTTGATCTTGTTTCTGAGCCTGCAAAGCAAGCTGCTCATGCTCTTTCTAAAAAAGTTGCCGACACATTAGTGACAGAGGGCTTGAGTAATGCTGATACTATAGCTGCAGTAAGCAAAGCTAACTTTGGTGTTGATGATCTTTTTGCAATCGCAGAAGATATGGATGAAGAAGATTTTCCTGCGGAGGGTCGCTGGGTAGTTCTTTCGCCACAAGCTTATTATGCTTTGCTTAATTCGCTTCAGGGTTATTCAAATGCAACTTACAATGTTGGACCAGGATTAACAGAAGCTAACCTTGATACACGACTTGCTGGATTCCAAATTTATACATATTCGCAAATGGCTTCAGTATCTGATGGTACTGCATCTGGTTGGGATGTGCTTGCTGGATACAGAGGTTCTTTGGCAATGGTAAATAGATTGCCTGAATTTGCTGATGCATCTATGCAGGTGGGAGATATTGCAAACGCATCTGAGCCTACCAGCGGACTTTCACTTCAGCTTCGTAGAAAATATGATGTCATGGATGCTAAAGAAAAGTATGCCTTGACTCTTATGTATGGTGTGAAAGCACCTAATGACGGAACTGATAATCGTCTCTTCAAGCAAAAAGTTACCTGATGATAAAAGCAGTAAAATTAGCCCAATCTGTTCTTGGAGTTAAGAATGGTGAGAATGCCAAAGCTATATATGTCGGTAGCGATGCTGATGAAGCTACAAAAGCTTATTTAGATATAGCCCGTAAAGGTTCTCATGATAAGTATGAGGTGCTTATATGGTATGGTAATGGCAGGCTGATTAAATCTTGTAAACTTTCGCCAGTAGCAAAAGCAAAGGCAAAAAAATCTGAAACAACCGAAAAATCTGAATAAATATGGCTAAAATACCCGCAATCGATGTATTTCCAAGCATTAGAGAAATTGAAACTGATGCCAATGGAGATTTACAAGAAATAATTTCAGCACCTGCTGTAACAGCAACTCTTAAATATGATGCAGTTGATTCAGTTGAATTTAGTGCTGCCTCAACTGGTGTAGTTGGCAATGACGTCACTATTACTATTACCGAAAATACAGGTAGTGATAATGAAGTTGTTGTAAGTGGTAGTGATATTGATGTAAGGTTTAAAGAAGCATTTGCAAATGCAATACCTGGCACTAAAGCACAAGTTATTTACAATGGTAACATTACTCTTGAAGCTGTTGATGTGGGAGTCAGCTCAATTCAGTTTTCGGTAATTGATAATGTTGATACAGGAACTGCAACCGCTGCCGAAGCTGCTGAATTAACAAGGGGAGATAATCTTGTTTTTACCGCAGTAAATGCTGGAGTAGCTGGCAACAATATTACCATAGAAATTACTGATAATTCAGGTATAGCAGATGCAGTTACTGTTACTGCAAATGCAATTGTAGTAGATTTAGAAACTGGTATTGGTGACTATTCTACTCTGGATGTTCAGACTTTGATAAATGCTGAACCTGCTGCTTCTGCGTTGCTTGCAGTTACAGGAGGTGACGCTGGTGAAACGGCAACTTTAACAGGCACAGGTGCAGAATCATTACTTGGTGGTGCAGATGCCTCTTTAGGTGATGATATTGTAAAGGTTCATCCTACAGATAATGATATTTCAGTATGTTTAGTAGATGATTATAATCGTTATGATAATGATGCTATATATGCTTTGCTTACTGATGCTACAAAAGCATGGACTGCTTCAGTTGCTTCAGTTGTGAATGTAACTCAAGCAAGTCCTAGTTCTGTTGCAGCTATTACTGGGTCTTTTGATTTAGCAGGTGGTTCTGATCCTTCAGGACAAACCGCAATTACTACTGACATTGTCGATCTTATCACTGCAAGCGAGGAAGCTTCTGCTCTTGTTACAGCTACAGGTGGAAGCGGTGTTAGGTTGCCACAAGTTTTGGCTAAAACACCGCTTGCTGGTGGAATTGATGCTACTACTTCTGATCTTGATGCTGATTCTGAATATATCATGATCAAGAAAAGTGATATTCATGAACTTGAAGATAGGACAGATGGTTCTAGCGAAGTTGATGATGCTCGTAAGATTGTTTGGGGTGTGTTAGACACTTACACTAGCCATGTACTTGGTCTTTCAGCAGAACAACAGCCAGAAAACTTTTTAATAAATCGCGGACAACCTGCGCTGGTTATTGATGGTGCTGGTACAAGAATTAGACAGGCTTACTCAGTGCAGGCATTTTATGCCACAGGTGACTTCGACCTAGAGGATGAAACCTCTGTTTAAGAGGTAAAGTGGAAATGAAGCGTGAGCAATCTCACATCGTTCATCTCAGAGGCATTTGATGACCACTTACAGTTTCTTTCTGTAGAAGCAGAAGTCGAAGGTGTTATATATAATGCCTTACCTGCTGAAGCTGAAATAGCCCCTAATTTAGATATTGGTGGTGTATCAGATGAAGCTGATGGAGCTATTATAATCAAAAAATCTACCATTCTAATTACTCCAAAGGTGGGTACTAGAATTAAGGTAGATGGCAAGGATTATAGAATTAGAAGCATTCTAGAGTCTGTTGGTAATCCGTTAGTAGTCATAGAGTATTCAGGAGCCACAGAGAGATGAGTTTTGGTAAAAAAGAATTATTTTTTAATTTAGATTCGCAATCTAGTGGATTAGCTAGAAATAAAAACCTGCA